CTTTGCAGCTTTGCAAAATACCCGTGTTGCGCGAGTAATACGCCAGATAATACAGAGTAATGCGTATCAGAATACCAACGCATTGATATTGTTACATAATAAATTTAACATAATGGCGGTTATGCGCCAAACTATGTCGCACATGCCGCGCAGCTTGGGCTTTGCTGAGAACCCCCCCCCGTCCTGACCCCCTCCCCTCCCCCTATTATTATTATATATCCACACACAGAAAAATTTATGTTATAAAAATCGCAGGGCTATGTGCCGCTGTTCCTTCCTTGGTGTTCCTCCCGCGCCATGAGCCGCATAGCCCCCCCTAGCCCCCCGTTGCTTTTGCAGTAATACCATTGTAATATTTCTGAAAATTCAAAGTGGAGCATTCGCATGGCTGGTAGGCCTTTAGCAAAGAAAACATTAGCTGAATTAGAATCCCGTGGCGGCGCTGATTATCTTGAGGAGTGGCTGCTTGAGGGCAAGTCTTTGCGTAGGCTTGCCGCTGATCTGGATATTTCTGAGGGTTACTTGCGTAAGCTGATCCTTCGCACGGATGATTTAGCGCGTGCCGTGGATAATGCCCGTCGCGCTGCTGCTGACGCCCATTTTGATGCTGCCTTTGAGGAGATACAGCAGGTATCTGAGCGCAGGCAGCGTGAGATTATGGAAGCGCTGAATGGTGAAAATGGGCGAGATATTAGTGAGGCCAATGTAAATCAGGTTGACCTTGGGTTGCTTAAGCAGAGGGTTGGTCAGCATAACCTTGCCGCGCAATCGTGGAACCAAGAGCGTTACGGCAATAAGGGTAGCACGAATGTGCAGATTAATATTGGCGACTTGCATCTTGATGCGTTGCGCAAGATGAAGGTGATTGACCATGAGTAAGCTATCAGAGCAGACAATGCTGGACTTTACCAAGCGGTATTACAAAAGTCCGACTTTGTTTGTGCGTGAGGTGCTGGGCGTTGAGCCGCTGCCGTATCAGGCTGAGTTTTTAGAGGCGATTGCGTCTGGTGAGCGTAAGATTTCGATTAGGTCTGGGCATGGTACGGGTAAGTCCACTGCGGCATCTTGGGCGATGTTGTGGTTTTTTCTCATGCGTATGCCGAATAAGGTGGTTGTGACTGCGCCTACCAGTAGCCAGCTTTTTGACGCATTGTTTGCTGAGTTAAAGCGGTGGATTAATGAATTGCCGCCAGCGTTTGAGCAGGCGATTAATGTGAAGTCTGACCGTGTTGAGCATATTGCTGCGCCGAGTGAGATGTTTATTTCAGCCAGAACGTCGCGTGCGGAAACGCCAGAGGCTTTGGCTGGCGTTCACTCTGAGCATGTTATGTTGGTTGTGGATGAAGCATCTGGTGTGCCTGAGCAGGTTTTTGAGGCTGCTGCTGGGTCGATGTCTGGGCATAGTGCTGTTACGATTATGTTATCTAACCCTACCCGTAGCAGTGGCACGTTTTATGAAAGTCAGACGCGTTTGTCTGATAGCTGGTGGACGCGTCGCTGGTCTTGCGTGGATAGCCCTCTGGTGAGTGATGAGTTTGTTGAGGAAATGCGTCAGCGCTACGGTGAGGAAAGCAATGCGTTTCGTATCCGTGTTCTGGGTGAGTTCCCGCTTGCTGACGATGATACGATTATCCCGTTTCATTTGGTGGAAAGTGCCACGCATCGCGATATTGAGATTAGTGAGGAAACTAAGGCGGTGTGGGGCTTGGATGTTGCACGGTTTGGTACTGACTGTACTGCTTTGTGTAAACGTGAGGGGCCAGTTGTGACTGAGATTAGGTCTTGGCGTGGGCTTGATTTGATGCAGACAGTGGGCCGTGTGGTTGCTGAGTATGAGGCATTGTCGCCAAGTAAGCGGCCTAGAGAGATATTGGTGGATAGTATTGGTCTTGGCTCTGGCGTGGTGGATCGCCTGCGTGAGCTGGATTTGCCTGTGCGTGGGATTAATGTTGCTGAATCGCCAAGCATGAAGGAGACTTATACCAATTTGCGCAGTGAGTTGTGGTTTAAGGCCAAGGCTTGGCTTGAGGATCGCAGTTGTAAGCTGCCGCAGAATGATAAGCTCATTGCAGAGTTGACCAGTATTCGGTACAGTTTTACCTCTAGTGGTAAAATGAAGGCTGAGAGTAAGGATGAGATGCGTCGCCGTGGTTTGTCGTCGCCTGACTTAGCGGATGCTTTCTGTTTGACTATGGCGAGTGATGCTGCGACTGCGCTTTCTGGTGCGTCCAGCTCTTGGAGGGGTGCGCTACGCAGGGGTTTGCGCGGAATTGCATAAAGTGTTATTGTGCAGCAAAGGAGTTAGTCATGCCGCTGATCCAAGGATATTCGCAGAAAAGCATTTCTGAGAACATTCGCAAGTTGATTAAGGAAGGTCGCAGCCAGAAAGAGGCTAAGGCGATTGCGATGGCGACTGCAAAACGTGCGAAAGCAGCGAAAGGTAAGAAGAAATGAATGCTGGTCAAATGTTAGGATTGCTTGCTGGTGCTGGCGCTTTGAATGCGTTAAGCGGCGGTAAGGATGGGAAGCGCTTTAATAGCATCGTTGATATGTTTGACGGTGGTGGCGCAGGTCAGTCAGGTGATAAGTTTGAGGGTGGTGGGCTTTTGTCTATGCTGGGCAATTTGTTTGCTAAGCCATATGAAGCGCAAGATCGAGTTGAGCAGATTGCAGCGCGTACTGCTATGCGTAATACGCCAACCACATCTGTTCGGCCACAACCTCGCCCAGCAGATTTGAATATTCCTCTGGATGCTTTTGGCGGTGCTGGGCCGAACATTACTGGCGCTGCTGCTGAGCGTGGTATGGGTCTTGATCCGTTTGGTGGTGCTGGGCCGAATATTACTGGCGCTGCTTCTGAAAGAAACGTCGGCCTTGATGCGTTTGGCGGATATGGACCTGAGTACACTGCGCCGTCTTACGCCAATATGCCGTATGGTGAGATGGGTCGTATGGGTGGCGTTGGCCCAGATATGTATAATATTGGTCAAGGTGGGGAATTTGGCCCATCAGGATTTAACCCAGTAGCACCAGAGCAAGTGCCATATACTGGAGATGCTTCAGGCTTGGCGCAGCAGAACTTGAATAATCAAGCTGCTATGCGCTCAAATATGGCTGATTTTACAGAGACGCAGTGGGATGACATGAGTCGCGCAGAACGTCGTGACCGTGGCCTGCCAGTTACGCCGATTGATAAAATGTTTGCTGGTTCTGACGCGTTTGCACCACCACCACCACCTCAGTCAATGGTGGATCAGAATATGATGATCGGCGTTCTTGAGCGCGCTGGACTTGATCGCGCATCTCTGGAGCAGCTTGGGTATAGCAATATTGAGAACCTTTATAATCAGCACTTAAATGCGTTGCGTTCTCGCCGCAGAGGAATGTAATGGCTAAAGACCCAAAGCTCACCCGTGCTGGCGTGTCAGGCTATAATAAGCCAAAGCGCACGCCAAGCCACCCTACCAAGTCGCACGTTGTTGTGGCCAAGGTTGGCGATAAGACCAAGACAATTCGCTTTGGTCAGCAGGGTGTTAAGGGCGCTGGGAAAAGCCCTACGACTGCTAAGGATAAGGCGCGGCGAAAGTCATATTACGCAAGACACAACGCTCAGGATGCTAGCCCAGATAAAATGTCTGCGCGGTATTGGAGCCACAAGACTAAGTGGTAAATTAAATGGCAATAACAACATACGCAGAATTAAAATCGTCTATTGCAGACTTCTTGAACCGCGATGATTTAACGTCGGTCATTCCTACGTTTATTCAACTTGCTGAGTCTGACATGAATCGCCGTGTGCGTCATTGGCGTATGGAAAGTCGCGTTACGGTTTCTGCAAGTTCGCAGTACACTGAATTGCCAGCTTACTTTTTAGAGCCAATTCGCTTGCAGGTTACTGGCAGCGACTTCCGTGAGTTGGAATTAATTAGCCAAAGCGAAATGGCGGATCGCCGCCAAAGAAATGGTGATACCGCAGGTAAACCAGCATTCTATGCAATTACGGGCGGTACGATAGAGCTTTACCCAACCCCAGATGCATCTTACACCATCGAGGTATATTACTATTCGCGTATTGCAGATTTAAGCGACAGCGACACATCAAATTGGCTGCTAGAGTTTTTCCCAGATGCGTATTTGTACGCTTCACTTCAGCACACAGCTGCATATCTTGGAGAAGATCAACGCTTACCTGTTTGGGCATCATTCGCGACTTCTGCGATTGAAGCGATAAATATGGAAAGCGATAAGGCTAAATTTGGCGGGTCTGGCAAGCGCATGAAGATTAGAGCTTACTAGGCGCACACGTCGCGCGATAGACGAATGAGCGCATAGCTGCTATATTGCCAGTAACACAAGGATTTTAATATGGCGACGACAACGAATTATAGCTTCAATAAGCCCACCGTGGGCGGCTCTGAGGATACTTGGGGCGCAGACCTAAACACAAACTGGGATAGCGTTGATGCTATTTTAAGTGGCGGCACTGCGATCCAGCCAAACCTTACCGTTGGCTCATGGCAAGTCGGTGGTGTTGCCGTTACGTCAACTGCGGCTGAGTTGAACATCCTAGACGGTGTCACGGCAACCGCGGATGAGCTTAATATTCTGGATGGTGTTACAGCTACAGCGGCAGAGATAAATAAGCTGGACGGTCTGGCGGCAACTACGGTTGAGTTAAACCATGTCGTCGGTGCGACATCTGAAATTCAAGGGCAGTTAAATGACAAGGCCAACCTATCTGGTGCAAGTTTCACAGGTGCGGTTAATGTGGATGCTGCACTGACTGCGAACAGTTTTGCGTTGGACAACGGCGCGAGTGATTGGACGTTTGAGGTCTCAGAAAACAACCTGATTATCAAATATGCTGGCGTTTCAAAGATGAAGCTGGACACCAGCGGCAACTTAACAGTAACAGGTAACGTAACAGCCTACGGCACGGTGTAACATGACACTACCAGCATCTGGCCCCATATCACTGTCGCAGGTTCAGACTGAGTTTGGCGGGGAAAACCCAATCAGTATGTCTGAGTATTACCGCAATGGCCCATACATGACAGACAACAATTCGGGCGTTCCTACGGGCAACCAAATCGGCATGTCAGATTTGCGCGGTACATACAAGGCGTTCACGGTTGTATATGAAGTCATTGGCGGCGGTGGTGCTGGCGGCTTTGGCGTAGACGATGGTGGCGAGGGTTATAGAGGTACATATGCGCCATCGGGCAGTGATAGCGTGATAACCTTTCCTGACACGACTATTACATCATCGGGCGCACAAGGCGGTGAAAATTGTAAGGGGAACAGGGCTACTGCTGGCGAAAATGGTTTCGCCTCTTACTACGGCGATGGCGGTGCTGGCGGTTCATTAAACAACTACGGGGCTGACGCTGTTAATGCTGGTTCAGGCGGCGGTGGTGGCGGCGGCGACAGCGGGTCACTATTCGACAGCGGCGGATGTTCTGGCGGTGGCGGTCAAGCCGCAACGCGTCAGGCGGGAACATATTACTTAGCGGCTGGCGGTTCTATAAGCATCAATGTTGGCTCTGGTGGCATTGCCGCTGCGATAAATTACAAAGGTGGCGATGGCGCAGTAGGTTATGTCAAACTTGTTGTTGATGGAACAGAGTATACTTATGCTACCGCTGGTAGTTACGTTTTAACTCCTTAGCGTGAGGTTATTATGCCGCTTATCCCACTAGACATCCCAGCAGGATTTTACAGAAACGGCACAGACCTTGAGCAATCGGGTCGGTGGCGTGATGGTTCACTGGTTCGTTGGCGTGACGGGTCACTGCGTCCTATTGGTGGCTGGGATGACCGACTAACATCATTTAGCACAAACCCACTGCGCGGAATGCACACATGGGAGGCGCTTGACGGAACTGCGTGGGTTGCTGGCGGTTCGTCCAATGAATTAAAGGTCGCCACGGGTGCTGGTACAATTTACGACATTACGCCATCTGATCTAACGGCGGGTATTGTCGATGCCCAGATCAAGACGGGCTACGGCAACACCTACTACGGCACTGGCTTTTATGGTCAGTCGCGCCCAGATTATGGCAACTACTCAGAGGCAACAACGTGGTCGCTGGATAACTGGGGTGAATACCTCGTCGCATGTTCGCCAGATGATGGTCGTTTGCTTGAGTGGCAGCTAAACACAGCCGCAGACGCAGCAGCGATTGCAAACGCTCCGACAAGCAACAGCGGACTGATTGTAACTGAGGAGCGGTTCCTCTTTGCTCTTGGCGCTGGCGGCAATCCACGCAAGGTGCAATGGTCAGACCGCGAGGACAACACAACATGGTCGCCGCTATCGACAAACGAGGCGGGTGACATTGAACTGCAAACATCTGGCCAGATCATGCAGGGTATTCGCACCCGTGGTCAAACGCTAATCATCACGGACGTAGATGCTCACACAGCACGCTACCTTGGCCCACCCTATGTGTACGGATTTGAGCGCGTTGGTACGTCCTGTGGGGTCATTTCCCGCAGGTCAGCGTCAGACGTTGACGCTGGTGTGTTTTGGATGGGTCAACGTGGGTTCTTCCGCTTTGATGGCAACAGCGTATCCGAAATCCCGTGCGATGTTCACGATTATGTGTTTGGCGACATGAACCCAGCACAGACATCTAAAGTCTGGTCATTCTCAAATGGTCAATTCGGTGAAATCTGGTGGTTCTATCCATCAGCAGAAAGCATTGAGATAGACCGCTATGTGGCGCTTGACTACAAAGAAGGTCACTGGATTATTGGCGAACTGTCACGCACGGCTGGCGTTGAGCGCGGCGTGTTTAAGTATCCATTCATGGCATCAACGGACGTCACCATCTACGAACACGAAGTCGGGTTCAACGTAGACACATCGGCGATCTTTGCTGAAACTGGCCCAATTTCTTTGGGTGCTGGCGATCAGGTCATGCGCGTCACCGACCTGATCCCCGACGAAAAAACGCAGGGTGACGTTGAGGTGACGTTTAAGACACGTTTCCATCCCAATGACACCGAGCGAACATACGGCCCTTACTCACCGTCCAATCCCACAAGTGTTCGCTTTACAGGCCGTCAGGTGAGAATGCGCGTTGATGGCGTAAAACTTGGCGCATGGCGCGTGGGTAATATGCGAATTGATGCTAAAGCGGGCGGTCGCAGATGACGGCCCCCGTACTCCCACCCATTGGCCCAGACCTACGCCAGTGGGGTAGGCAGCTTAATGCGTACTTGCAGCGCAACTTGACCAAGTTATTTTTTAAGACGGGCGACGATAACCCATCTGAAAACGGTGTGATCTTGTGGGATGAAACTGGTGGCTATCCTGTTGTATCTAAGAATAACGAGTTTCGGCAAATTGTTCTTGCGGATGGCTACGCATTCTTTGGTCAGGATAGCGACATTACGGCTGCGGCAGTCAACACAGCGTATGCAATAACGTATGACGCGCCGCCAATGTCCAATGGTATATCTCAGGGTTCACCCGCAAGTCGCATTGTGTTT